CAGCGCTCCCTTACTCAGGCCGAGCTCTTCCTCGATTCGGCTGACCTTCCACCCGGCCGCCAGCCGGCGCAGCACTTCCATCTTATCCGGCGCTTTCGGCGCCGTTGCGGTCGACATGGTCGCTTCCTCCTTCCTCGTCTCGAGCCGTTCCCCGCGGCGCACGCGCTCCAGTTCCTCCGGACTCAGCCGGTACGTGATGACAGGCCCGCTGCCGCTGGATTTGGCTTCGATTTCACGATTGGGAACTGGCGTTCCACCTGAACTTCCGATTCTCACGACCTCCGCACCTCCTCCACGAAAGCGCGCAGTTCCGTCTCATTAAAATCGCGATGCTTCATGAGCGCGTCCCAGATTTTCTTTTCAACCGTCCCTGCCGTCTCGAATAGGATGTAGCTGCATTTCTCGCGCTGACCGGGACGGTGAATTCGGTCACAGGCCTGCTCGAACGTCTGACTGCTGAGTGTCGGCTCATAAAACAGCATGGTGTCCGCGGCGAAAAGGTCGATCCCGGCGGCCGCCGAGCGGTACTGGCAGACGATCACCTGAAGGTCCGGCTCCGCCTGGAACCTCTTCCAGACCTGTTTGTCCCGCTGCCGGCCGTCGAGCGTCACGTAGCGTATCTTGCGCCGCTCCAGTACGCGGCAGATGTCGTTGATTGACTCTTCGAATTCCGCAAAGATGACAAGCTTCTTGTCCCAGTTCTCGAGAAACTCATCTAGCGCCGCGTGCTTCGTGCATTTCAGCCGGTGGACCGTGCCGGCGTCGTCCCGGATGTGCCCGCTGCACATCTGCCGCAGTTTGACCATGCGCGCCAGCGGATTCTTCGCCTCGATGTCGAGCTCTGCGATGTAGTTCTGGAGCATCTCTTTGTACAACTTCCGCTCCTCGAGCTCCAGCGTCAGACGCTCCGGCGGCAGTTTTTCCGGCAGGTCCAGACAGTCCGCTTTCCGGATCCAGATGCTGTGCTGGGCGATGATCGCCTTGAGCTCGTCGACGTTGCGGTATGCCACCGGCTTGTAATATTTACCCAAGATGCAATACCGCTTTTCAAAGTGCGAATACGGGCCGAAAATGTCCGGATTGAGAAAGTCAAATTGCGCCCAGATTTCTTCCCACCGGCTATTCCCGATCGGCGTGCCGGTCAGGATGTACCGATATTTCGACCGCCGACTGATCTGTTCGATCCCGTGTGTTGCCCGCCGACGCTTGCCGTCGATGATCCGAATTTGACCGCGGTACCGGTTACTGGTGCGGTTCTTGATGAAATGACTTTCATCGAGCACCATCATGTCCCATTCCCGGTCCAGCTCCGGCCGGCGCCAGATGAGGTCGTAGGTGGTCACGGTCAGGAACCGTTCGAACAGGCGCTGCTCGAGCGGGGAGAAGAACCGGTCGATATCCCGGCTCCAGCTCCCCCTGACACTTGTTGGACACACTACCAGCGCGTGCCGGATCGCGCCGACCTTGTACAGGCGCAGCGCAAGGACGAGCATCGTCAGCGTCTTCGACGTCCCCTGCTCCGCAAAGATCGCGTAAAACGGCAGCCCGCGCCGGATCCGCTCTTCGGCGTTCGCGATGATCGTTTGCTGGTGCTGGAACAGGATTACGCCCGGGCGCATCGCTGCTCCAGCTGCTCCTGCAGCATCCGGATCTCATCGCGCAGCCGGTCGACCTCGGCCTCCGCCGCCAGCGCCCGCCGGATCGCATACGGCCAGCCTTCGCGGGCTTCGGCAACAAATCGAGCATCTTCCGGTAACAAGCGGCCATCAGAGTGTGTGATTTTACGGATGAACACGTACTTGCAGGCTGAATGGCCGCATCCGCAGGGTTCGATTGTATAGGGGCTTGGCGTGGCCGCCTCGCAGATTGCGAGGTCGACCTCAAGGTCCCGGGCCGGTGTGGTGATGTTCGGCATGTCTCAATCCCTCCCCGAAATAGCGCTGAGTCAATATCGCGGCAGCCGCCTCATGATGGCGCCGCCGCGCTTCGAAAATCTTCGTGGCCAATATGCGGTTCATGCGCGCCCGCGTCTCGTCCCGGCACCGGTGCGCTTGCTCAAGCAGCGCGCTGCCGATGATGGCGGCCTCCTGACCGTCGAGCTCGAGGGTGATGGTGGGTTTGAGCTGCATCATGGCGGTCATCCATTCGGCGGGATACCCGGGATCGAGATGCCGGCCAGCGTCAGCGCGTCTCGAATGCCGCGGAGGTATTCGCCGGAAAATTCATCGAGCGCACTCCTGTACCTGTCATACGCTTGCCTGAGTTGCTCCTGCTGCTCGGGCGTGATGGTGACCGTGATCGGTTCGGCCTCGATCTCATAGCCGTAGCGCAGGGCGTCGATGAGTTTGATGAAAGAGTTATCCCTTGGGCTAGCTGAAAAATCGTAAATGACTTTTTTATAGCCGCCTTCTTCTTCCCATTGCGGAATAAGCCATGCGAGAAAATCAATATCAGGATGATCTTGTTTTGCCTTGTCCAGCGCCTCGCAGATATGGCGCGGCAGTTTGACTTTGTCCGCCATCAGTCGCTCGCCTCCCATCCGACGATCTGGACGCCGATGATGCAATCCGCGATGTCGTCGTAATCGATTTGCAACTCGTCGCCGGACGCATTGAAAAGTCTGTAATACTTCACATATCCGGCTTCCGTGCCGCTGCTGATTGGTACGGTGTGTCTATGATTCTGCCCAAGGCTCATATCCGGCTGAAAATCGCCGTCAACAAGGGAATCCAATGCGGAATCGATAACCGAGGCGCCTATCACGTTGCCTTTAACCTGGACGATAACCATCCCTTTGTAATCGCCGGACTGAAACTGAACTTCGACCGTGTGCGTACCATGGCGCGGGTATGCGCCGTCTCCCATGTAGTTGTTCATGTCTTCCCCTCCCCGCCCCACCTGTGGTATGATGGGGCTGATAAGCTGATTCATTTGTCCACCGTTGCCGCGGTGGATTTTTTCTTTTTCCTGCGCTGCCTGCTCCTCCAGCTTCATGTCGCGCCGGATCTTCCAGGCGTCGATCACGTCGACGTCGTCGTCAATGCGGTCGGGCATCAGTTTGCTGGTCATTGGCCTGCGTCACCTCCTTTCAAGCGTGCTGCTGTCCGCTCAAGCTGCTTCCGGTACACCCGCCGGGCTGCCGGCGACTGCGCGCAGCACATCAGTTGCATCAGATTGCCGCAGACGCGGAGCCTTTGCTTTCGTGACATGATCAGTTCACCTCCCGCCTGTTCATTTTCTGAATCTGCCGATATCCGTCTTCGCCGAACTGTTCTTTCTGCGCCGCATGGGTTGCCAGCACCGCGACGCCGCCGAACGCCTGAACGATAAAGCCGTGCTTTTCGGCCAGTTTCAGAACTTCTTGCCAATGCGCGTCAGCTTGCGACATGGTGTTGGGCCTCCTTCAGAGCCCGCGGCGCCGCCCCCAGCCTGAGCTCCGCCGCCCGCAGCCGGTACACCGCCTCGTCCACTCGGTCGGGCTCGGCCTGATCGAACATCGCCTGTGCGGCCTGATGCTCGGCGAGCGCGGCGCGGTATTCGTCGTGAGTGGTCATGTCGTCGCCTCCTTCTGTACCGGCCGCTTCCACCACAGGTTGGACTGCGCCGGCTTCTGCCGGCCTTTCTTCCGCTGCTGGTAGCGTCCGGCGGCTACCGGATACACGCCCTCGAAGAGGTAGCCACGGGATCGGCATACCCGGCGCGCTTCGCGCTCGGCTTCGTGCCGGTGCTCGGCTGCGATGTCGCGGATGATGATGGTCTTGCGTTCGCCCGCCGTGTTTCGGTACCAGGCCAGTCCGTAATACTGGGTCATTGCCCCGTCACCTCCCCGCAAAAGTTGCCCCTGATCTCGTCGAGATCAGCCTCTGTGATCTCCGGCGTGCAGGCCGGGTCGGTGAGGATATCGTAAATTTCCTCTATCTCAGCCAGTGCCAGCGCCAACCGGACGTGCTGGTCGGAGCGGGCGTGGAGCAGCTCGCGCTTTGCGATAATGAGCTTTGCGATCGCCTCCTCGGTCTTGAGGATGGCGCGCTTGAGGTGGTCGCGTTTGGTCATTGGATTGGTGCCTCCTTTCATTGCGCGTATTTTTGGTTCAGCAGTCGCAGTATTGCGTCTTTGTAGTCTCGCTCCATCTCTTCAATCTCTTCTTTGCTGTAGCGAATGGTCTCGCCGTCCATCTCCACGATGCAGCCACCGTCCGGCGTGTCCGTGATTTTGATGTTGTCGCTCACCCTGCGTTCACCGCCGTTTCAGCCTTGAACTTGTTGACAAAGTAAATCTGCCCCTTCGGCGTAACCTTCGTGGTCTTGACTGTCCTCACGGAGCCGTCCGGCGAATTGATCGTGCGCTTCTTGATCTCGAACAATCCGAGCTCCATTGCTTTCTGCGTCGGATCGTTCCAGCGTTCGTCCTTGGTCTTCATCAGGTAGCCTTCCTGCCGGAGCCATTCAAACAGCCGGTTTTGGCCGATTTCGACGCCATTTTGTTTCAGCAGCTTCGCCAGCTCGCCGATCAGGATGCTGTTACCGGATGTCTCCAGAGCTTCGGCAAACAGGACTTTCGGCTTGTCGGCTTCGATCTTCGCGGCGAGCTTCGCCTTTTCTTCGTTGGCCTGCTTGAGTCGTTGAGCCAGATCGATGATCGTGTCGGGATTGAGCAGCACCTCTTCGATCTTCTGCGGTGTCAGATAGCCGCCATGCTGCCGGATAGCCGGAAGGACTTCGCTTGTGACCCAGCGCTTGAATTGTTTGGCCTTCTCTTGAATCTCCGGGTTGTTGCCTTGGCGGGCGGCACCGAAGATCAGACTATAAAGGCCGGATTCGTTGATGAACTTCTTTTGCTGGGGCCTGCCGAGTGAGTCGGTGACTCCGTAGACCGCGGAGTCATCTTCATCCACGTGATTGGTAATGGCATCATGAGGTCTGGCAAACGACAATGCCTTCGCCGCTTCCGTTGCTCCGAACCATTCCGTTCCATCCGAAATGATTACTGGCAGATCACCGAACATTGAGTGATTGAAAATTTGCGGTTGGTTCATTGGGTAGTCGCCTCCTTTCGTCAACCGGCAGCGCGAGCCGGCAACTCGCTTTCAGCCACGTATTGGTATTCCGTGATCAACCGACCATTCACCAGCTTTACTTCCCGCCGATAGCCTTTCGGAGGCGGAATTTCCGCGGTCGTCCATGCTCCTGCCCGGTTGATCAATTCCGACAGACCGGCCGGAACGGGGATGTTGTAGCCGTCGATGTTCATACTCTTGATCACGATGTTCATAGTGGACGATCCCTTCATTGCGGCTGCCCCGATAAATTAGAATTAGTCCCTTGCTTTTCGAGCGATCTGAGCTCTTCGTAGATTTCGCGGAGCAGCTTGATCTTTTTAGCTTGCTTTTCGTCGTCTCTGCTCATGTCTTCACCCCGTTGTTAGTCGCCTTATTGTTGACTTCACTGTCAAAAAAAATTGTCCATTCTGCCCCCAGCAAAACGGCTATTTTCTTTGCCAACTCCACCGATGGTGTGCGTCGGCCGTTTTCGATGGAGTTGTAGTATTGGCGACTAATCCCCAACTGCGACGCTACCTCATTTTGAGATAACTCTCTGATCTTACGTTGGGTTCTTATTTGATCCACGGACTCACCCCCTCAAATAGTTTGTCGCCTAGCCGTTGACTTAATACTACATCAACGAAATGTTGACTGTCAACCCTTAATATTCCTTGTGTCAACTTATTGTTTACATTTTCGCTCGGTTGTGTATAATAGTTACGGAAAGGTAAGTTCAAATGGAGGGAAAGTGTGAAATGTACGGTAAAAAGTTAAGAGAACTTAGAAAGCTTGAGGGGTGGACGCAAGAGCAGGTTGCTAAAAAGCTCGGGATAACAAAACAAACATACTCTCATTATGAAAATGAAAACAGAAAGCCCAGCTTGAATATGATCAGAGAGCTGGCTGCTATATATCAAGTCAATATTGATGACATTTTTGCTGAGGATGACAAGAAAGGAATGGATTCAGGTTTAACCAACATCCCTCTCGTCGGCACGATCTGCGCTGGCGACGGACTGCTGGCAGAGCAAAATATCGAAGAGTACATCTATTACCCATTCCCGCGTAAACGGCAACCGGACTTCGCGCTCCGCGTCAAAGGTGACTCCATGATCGGCGCCGGGATCGAGGACGGCGACATCGTATATTTCAAAAAAGCAACATGGGCCGACTACAACGGACAAATTGTGGCGGCCCTCATTAATGATAACGAAGAAGGCACATTAAAACGAATTCGTTGGTCTGCGGATTCGCCGCTCATCCGACTTGAGCCGGAGAATGATGAGTACGAAGTGATTGAGGTTAGGCCGAATGAAGTTCACATTTGCGGTGTGTATATGGGGCATTTTAGGGAAGAACAGGAGGTGTGAGTCTATGAGGGCCGCTCTCTATATGCGCGTATCGACGCAGGAACAGATAGAGAATTACAGCATAGAGGCGCAACGCGAACGTCTAGAAGCGTACTGTATGTCGAAAGGATGGGTAGTTTATAACGCCTACGTCGACGGCGGTTACTCCGGGGCGAATATGGACCGTCCAGCGCTTCAGCAAATGCTTGCCGATCTAGACAACATTGATGTTGTGCTCGTTTACCGCCTCGATCGGCTATCCCGCTCCCAACGGGATACATTGACATTGATCGAGGATTATTTCTTAAAGAATGGTGTCGCCTTTGTCTCCATAACAGAAACACTGGATACGTCTACACCCTTCGGAAAGGCCATGATCGGGATACTGTCCGTTTTTGCCCAACTTGAACGGGAAACAATCACCGAACGGATGCGACTCGGCCAGATAAAGCGGGCTGAGGAAGGTTTTGCAGCGATGGGCGGTGATTACGATCCCGCTGGTTATGCGCGGCGGAACGGTGAGTTGATTGTTAAGCCGGATGAGGCTGAACACATACGAAAAGCCTTTGATTTATACGAGCAGCTTTTGTCGATCACCAAAGTGCAGCACGAACTAAAAAAACTCGGCTATCCGGTTTGGCGATTTAGACGTTACCGAGATATATTGTCTAACCGGTTGTATTGCGGATATGTGAGGTATGCAGGAGAGTATTACAAAGGTCGGCATGAGCCGATTATCAGTGAAAAACAGTTTGAGCGTGTACAAGTACTACTCAGCCGACACAGAGGACATAATGCTTACAAAGCCAAAGAAAGTCTATTCTCCGGGTTGGTGCGCTGCGGAAAATGTGGCGAGTCGTATGTTTCATACCAGACAAGTAAAGGCAATTATGGCGTCTACAAATATTACATTTGCCGAGCCAGACGCTTCCCGGCGGAATACCCTCATAAATGCACCAACCATACTTGGCGGATGGAAAATTTAGAAGAGGTCGTGCGCTACGAGCTTGCAAAAATTACTATGGAAAAAAACGCTGCAGCGACTGAGGTTAAGGAAATCAACTATGCACGGTTGATTAAAAACGTCGATGCCAAAATCGAACGTATATTGTCTCTATATGCGGATGGGGAAATTGACCGAGATATTCTTGACCGCCAGATTGATAAACTGAATGAAGAAAAGAACCGATTGGTACGGGAAAGACGAAGCCATGAAGAATCAAAAGCGAATCAAATTTCGAACGAAGAGTTGGAACGATACCGGATTGATCTGGCGCAAGCCTGTTTCGAAACTAAGCAAGCGATCGTTCAGAAGCTTATAAAATCAATAACCATCAACGAAAAGTCCGTCTCGATTGAGTGGCTTTTTTAAATTCGAAGTTTTACGTATTCATTTTTGGCTGCTGT